CACAAAGTCTTGTTGGGCATAGTTGATGTCTAACTCCGAAGGTGTGTACTCCGGCACGTATTCTAACACATACGCCAGGCCTGAGCAACCGGTGGTTTTTACACCCAGGCGAATGCCAGCATAGTCTTTGGCCTGCAGAAGTCGTTTTACTTTAGTGTATGCACGATCAGTTAGAGAGATCATGCTTCTTTCTGTAGTCTTCTACAGCGGCTTTGATGGCGTCTTCAGCAAGGATTGAACAATGGATTTTGACTGGTGGCAACGAGAGTTCTTGAGCAATCTTTGAATTTTTAAGAGCTGCCGCTTGGTCAAGCGTAAGGCCTTTAACCCACTCGGTAACGAGAGAACTGGAGGCAATCGCACTGCCGCATCCGTATGTTTTGAATCTTGCGTCTGTGATGATGCCATCTTGTACCTTGATTTGCAATTTCATTACGTCGCCGCAGGCAGGTGCGCCAACCATGCCAGTACCAATATCAGTATCATTCTTATCAAAAGATCCGACATTCCTGGGATTTTCATAATGATCAATAACCGATTGACTGTAAGCCATATAATTTTGTTTCCTCTATCCAACCTATCAAACAGTCTGAGCCATATTTCAGTTTGAACTGGTTAACGGCCTCAAACTGATTTGGTGCTGCCACTGTGGTAATAAAATGTTTTGATACACCAATATCATTGGTAAATCTGATATAGGCTTTCCAGTGTTTCATTGGCAGGTTCTAGTTCTAGTAATAGTGCCATCTGCATGTTGGGTTTCAATCCAAGGTGTGCAGGCAGAACGTATGGGTTGCTGAACAACCACTGTGGGTGGCGGAACATAGCCGTAATTGTAAACAGGCTCGTAATAATTGCGTGTAAGCGCATAACCAATTACTCCACCAACAATTACTGGTGCCATCCAGTTTCCACCATGCCTATGATGATGGTGATGTTGTGCTTGAGCTGATACAGCCAAAGTCAATAATGAGAGAGCAATGAGTTTTTTCATACGGGCCTCCTACAGCATAGTATACTATATTTAACGCCTTGCGTCAACAGTTAGTTGACTGGTCACATTGGTCGTTTCATAGCCGATTTGGCCATTTTGTTTACCACTTGTTGACTTTGTTGTACTGACAATTTTTCTGGACCAATGTCAGCACCTTTGAATGTGACCATGCCAGAATTTGGATCTAACGGTTCTAGCACACCACTCAAGGGAGGCTGGCTTATGATGTCGCCAAGATTTTGGCTTGTGATAGGAATACCCAGGCTTTGAGCAGCTGATATAAAAGCATTTTGGCTGATTTGTTTTTGAGCATTAGTATCTTCTGCTCGTCCTGCCAAGAAGTTGACCAACCCTACCAATTTGTTAGGGTCAGCTCCAGCGTTAGACTGATCAACTTCAACAATTCGCATTATCTCTTGGCACGACCAAGTGCGGCAGGGGGAACAGCGGCTGGCTCTTCAGGAGGAGGTGCAATCTCACCACCAGCGGCTGCGGCAGCAGCGTCTAGATCATCCATACCAGCAGCAGCCATCTCAGCGCCTGGTGCAGATGCACTACCCATGGCAGCCATGCCAGCATCAGGTGGAGGTGTTGTGCCAGTTACCACGCCAAGTGCTTGATCCAGTTGTTGTTTGGCACCTTGCAAGTTTTGTACCAGGCCAGTGAGTGCGGCTGTGGCATCTGCATTGAATTGCGAGGCTTGATCAATACCCACTTGATTCTTGATTGAATCAACCAAGGCAGGCAGTTCTTTAAATTGCATTTCGCTGGCATCTTCCAACATTGATTGCATCTTGTCAACCATGTCTTGTGCAGCCAACACCACTTGGGCTTGTTGCACTTCGGATTCTTTTAACATTTTGTAAGTACGGCGCAGGCGGCTTTCGGCAGCCATCATTGCAGCACCAGCAACCATCTTTTGTTCGTCAGGTGTAAGGGTCTGACCTTTGGTGCTTTTGTCTAACGCCGCTTTTAACTTTGGATCTTTTACTGTGGAAGTAGCTTGTGATAAATTTGGAGCAGCAGGCGCGCCAGGGGCAGCAGGTGCAGGAGGAGCAATAGCTTCTTTAATTCTAGCAGTGAGTGCCTGTTCCATCATTAACAGCTTGAGATAAGCTGGATTGCGTTCGCTTTGATGGAACGAAGGTTGACGACGAGTTTCGCCTAGTACGCCACGCACACGCTTCAACATCTGTTGAGCTTGCTTGCCAGTAATTTGGTCAAACTTCATGCGTGAGCCAAAATAGCTTTCAAATACACGGGCTATTTGTTTGGTTGGCTTAATTGCCGCTAGTTCTTGCAGTTTCATTTTGGAATCCCCTAAGTTGTATATATTTAGCCGAATTTAAACATTTTTCCAGTTCCTGATCCACCAAGGCATGCTGTTGAACCTTGGGTTGCAACTTGGTCAGCACCACTTCGCTAAATCCGTTGTTGCGGCTGCGATCAGCCATTTGCCGTCTACAGTATATGTCTGCTGACAGTGTTTGTTTTTTGGTATCTAAAGTTTTAATGTTTTGTGCTAGACGCAGTTGATTGTGATTGTCGGCCACACACCAACTGATTGCTGTGCGTTTGTTGCTGAAAGTACCTGCTAAATCATCGCCTGGTGTGTACACTTCAAACAACTGATCTGCAGGACGTAAATGGTATCGGCCAAATGCCACATATCCGCCTGTTTCGTCATTCACAATCATTGTGTGTATATTGCGGCGAACTTCGCGCTCGGCCCAGCGTTCTAATTTTTGTTCTCGAGTCATAGTTTGATCAAATGTGCCGCTGACCAGCCTAACGCACCCACAAGGGCAGCAATTATGCCCACGCCCCAACTGATCATTCTATCGTTGTTTTTGGCATTAGTGGCTTGCAACATGCCGCGTAATTCTGCTATTACATTGAAAAGAGTGGTGATTTTTTCATCCATTGATTCCAGCTTGGTTTCAAGCAGGCGATACCGCTCTGCGCACAATTCAACGTGTGCTTCAAGACTTTTCTTTTCGATATCAGTGGTATCAGCCATTATTTCTCCCGGTCATTTATTTATGGTTTCGAACCACAAGTTTTGATTGGGTCCAGTTACAGTCAAAATGGGTTCAATTGCGCCAGTTTCATCCAGTCCCACAACCATTGGTATGCCAGCACATTCATTCAACAAACTGTCAAGATTGTCCGCATCATTATTGGTAGAATACACGCCAGGCGTTTCTACATTAAATTCAAAACTCCAAACTCCATCTGTACATGTAGGATCTTTAATGACAGTAGGTTGAGCTCGCAGACTGATCATTTGCATGATAGTTTCCCAGTTGCGGTGTTGATTTCTAGATCTGTTCCAGTCATTGATATCATTGATCAATCGACCTGTGCGGTCCGGGTACGGCACTTGACTTGAGCGAAAGTGACCAGTGATGCCAGTGCATGTACAGTCAAAAAGAGTCCTGCATAATATATTCATTCTGCAGGTATTTAACGACAAAGAAAAACCCCGGAGTTTTTAATTCCGGGGTCAAAAGTTTACACTTTACCTAATATTAGGAAGCAGCTAGTTTGAAGCCCAAACTTGCGCAACTATCCAATTGGATACCTGTGTAAGTGATGTTGGCAGCAGCCAAGAAGTTTGCTGTGCTGGTTGTGGTAGGTGGATTAGCGGTTGAGTCACCAAAAGCACCAGTTGGGTAGATAGCAAAGCTGATAACGCCAGCACCGCCCACTGTATCAACTTGATACATTGCAACAGTAGCAGTTCGTTGAACAGCTTGAATCACATTAGCCACATACTCTTGCACGCCTTGTTGGTCAGCAATAGAAGCGTTGGCAAGAACGCGATAGAAGTCCAGTTTTGGACCTTGAGGTTGAACTGGTTGTCCAACAGTAGCAGAACTAGCAGCAATGGGACCATTGCGTGTGTCTAATGCGAATACTGGTTGAGCATCGCCATTTACGGGTGCGAAATATGCCATGATAAATTTCCTTTAAAGTTAGTGACCTTATCGGGTCTGCTTTTATTTAGTCTTTTGGCAAAATTTATGCTTGTTGAGGATTGTTTTGAGCCGCATTTCTAGCAGTAAAATCAAAGCGATTTACTGCTTTGCCATAGCCTGCAGGCGTGGCCATTACCCATCCTTCGTGCCCAGGATCTTTCAAATCCAAGTTACGCAGGATGTCTAGCTTTAGATCGTGTAGCAGAATAAACAGGGTAAATGCAGCGGCCAGGCCTTCTGTGTTTGATGCTGGACTCTTAAGGTATTCCACAATGTTGGCAAATTTTCTTGGAGTTATTTTTGGATTGGATTGTAGCCAATCACCAAACCCTGCCAATAAGTTGTCAAAATTGCCACTGGGTTGTTTGATTCTAAAATTAATGTAATCCACACACAGCTTGGCCAAGTCTGTGATTTGCATGGCTCGCAGTTCAGCAGGATTGAACAAGGTATCAATGGCAGCCCCTTTGCTGTTGCGTATTTGCTTGATTTGTTTGATCAATGCGGCCTGTCCTTTGGCTTGTGCAGGGTCTTGAGGTGTGATACCTTTGCCATAAATTGGCTCAATCAAAAACAATCCTGGC